CACAAACGAATGCACCAAGTTTGCCGACGTTTCGTCCTGTTCCTTCTTCGACATGCTTAACCTCCAATGAAACCTCAATAAAAGGTTTCTGTTTTAACCAACCAGTTGAACGTTTACATTCATACTTGGCTGATGGATCCTTGATCATAATGCCCTCATAGCCTTGATCAATTGCTTCCTTGTTAAAATCTTTAAATTGTTTTTGACCTTCTTCTGTGTCTAGGTCTACTTCTGTTTTAGGAATAACTTGAATATTATCAAAACCATCAAACATTTTGCAATACTCTTCAAGATAAACATGGCGCTGGCGTAAGTTGAGGACTGACTTGCCCTGTTTGAATTCACTCAACGGTATTATATCAAACAGTTGCAATACGGCATCGTCGGCCTGTACATTATCTTTTCTATGAACTTGCTTCATCAAGTCCTGAAAAGAATTAGATACAATTTCGCCATCAAGCACCATTGCTCTCGAGCCAAGTTCAATGGCTCTTTGTTTTATAAAAGAAGTTATTTTGGTGAAGTTCTGTAACGTCTTGCCATTTCTAGTATATTGCGACACGATCTCTCCCATAGCACAGTCTACGACTGTGAGAACTCTTACACCATCTAGTTTTTTATCCAGACATACTTTTCCACTCACTTTCTTTTGATGTTTTGCTGAATCATGTGCCAACATACATTCGAACACTGGCACCTTGTATTCCATTTTGTTTTGTTTCTTTGCTACATTATTAACAGTCTTTTCACTAACTCCACAACGTAAATCTTTAATAAGGATACGTCTATAGAAACCATTCCACTGTTCAACTGTTGCTACATTCATTGCTAGGTTAATAGCATCTTGGGCGGCATGGCCAGTTAACTCCCTAGAGTTTAATTTATGTGCTAGTTCAGTGAATACCGACCATGCCAAACCTTGTCCGTCCTCTGTTGCTTCAGGGACTTGCTTTACGCCAAAAGTATATAACTTGTCTAATGCCATTCGAACACCTTCGAAGAACTCATCAAGTCCTTCATTCATTGCTTCTGCTAGAATGGCTTCTTTTGCTAAACGTGAATTGTCTGCTTCCAGTCTAGCAATAATCTCTTGTGGTTGTGTTCTCATATCAATTTCACCAATATAAAAATTTGTAATCCTAATACCACTATCGGCACAACGGTTCTAATCAATTCCATTGTGTGATTGTACTCATCTAGTTTTCTTTCTAATTTGTTACGTCTATTTTTCATATTCCTGTATAATTTTCTATTACTGTATTCAAATCTGTATATTTGACAACTGCACTCTTGTCACCTAAGTTCTTAAGTGTAACAGGATGTGCTGTATTAATAAACATTGGTTGATCTAGTTCTTGTGTGTTAACAAGTTTTGTAGGGTCTTGCTTATCAAACCAATAAACAACCACACGTTCGTCTGTTACATTTTCAACAAACGCACAACTACCTTCACTTAGTTCTTTCGAATCTATAAAAGATAGTTTTGTTTCTAGTTCTACTTCTTGCGGTTGTATAAACTCGTATGAACCTTTACGCCAAAACATTATTGACCTCTTTCTTTTCAATAACATCCATTGCCCATTCTGTCCAAGGTTCTCTGTCTGTTGGTTTCATTTCGGAAAATTGTACTGTGTAATTAGGAGCAAGAACATCTTCTACCATTGCTTGTTTAACAAGAGTAAGATCGTTTTTATCTTCTGTTTCAATCCAAAGTGTACCATACTGCCAATACATATTTGGTGTAGTAGAACCTACCTCGTTAAATGCTCTGCTAATTCTATCAAGTGCCTGTGTTTCAAATGCCATGTGTTGCTCCTTTGTTGCCTATTAATTTGTGCTAGTTTTTCTTTTGTGAGTTTAAAACTAGCAAAACATTAACTCGCATCAATTTAGGTCTCTCTTATAAAGCGATAGACTTATAGTCCGTTACCAAAGACGCAAATGCCTTTCTCGCTTGTATACTTGTTTACAACAAATATAATAATAATATACTATGGTTTTACCTTTTTGTCAACCGTATTCTGCGGTTAATTTTCTCCAAAATGATCTTGATCACCAAACACATCAAAAGGTAATATGATGCGTGGTTCTTTGCTGGTGTTGTTCGCAACTTCGTGTTGAAGAAAACTAGGAAATATAACAATATCGCCTGTCTTAGGTTCAATCACTTTGGGTTTGAAATAGTCCTGTAGACTGTTTGGGTATCCTCTTTGTGCATTCACCCTAGGATCGTGTAATCTTAACTGTCCACTATTACAATATACATAGAATACACCACTTATCAAACTGCCTTGATGTTGATGCAAACCAATGTTTGTATGATTAGTAGCAAATGTTTTTATAATATGCTTTGGTACAGTGCTAAATGCTTTTTGGAAAAATTTGGAAACGTTATCAAAAATAAACCAACCTGCTTGGTCTAGTATTGGGTTGGCGTGTTTCTTGTCTGTGAATATGTCTGTTTGGCTAAAACTGTTTGGCCACTCAGTTCCATAAGTTGACATTAGATATTGGAATAGTTCTTCACAATATGCAACGTCTTCTATATTTTTATGTAGAACGTGAGTAGGCCATTCAGTCGTTATCATTATTACATTGAGTTCTTTTTCTCTTGAATCTCTTTACGTCTTACTTTTGTAAGTTTTCCAAGATCGTTTAGGGCACCTCTTGCTCTAGTTGCCGCGGCTTTTACACCTTTAGTTTCAAATGCTTCTGATTCCGCGATGTATTTTTCGTATGCGGCTACGATGTCTTCATGTGTTGCCATGTTGTTCTCCTTTGTTTAAAGTATTAGTATTTAGGCCCCATGCGTTTACGGGGCCTAAAATGTGGTTTTAATTAAAACTTATATCTTATACTTGCTAATATTTGATCACCATAATCAGTATGAGCACCTGTGAAAACAGATGTTTGTTCTTTATCATGCAAATATAAACCCAATTCTAATCCATCCTGCTTGTCAGGACGCTTTGAAGGATCATAGTTTTGAACAATATTATGAACAATACCATATGCTGTAATATCATAACCTAGATCATCGTTTTCTGTTCTGTGTGCTGTAACATAAGTTGAATCAGTTACATTATACATCACGCCATAGTCTAATCGATCATCTTTGGTGTATGCACCTGTGTTCTTGTCATCCCACAGTTCAACACCCCAAAGCATTGGAACACCAAATCTGTGTAGGCTTCCGCCGATTGAATAACCTTCTTGGTCTTTTGTGCCTGCATCTTCAACACCTGTAATACGCATATATGATACATCAGCATAACCCATTAGGCTAACTGTGCCTGTTGCATATCCTACATTACCATCGTTGTCCCAACCTAGTGAAACACCCCATGGACGTTCTCTTTTTAATCTATATGAATCAAAATCAAATTCGTTGTCATACTCCCAACCACCAAAAGTTAATACAGTCTTTTCTCTGTGATCAATTCTGTAGTTTGTTTCTGTATAGATTAGTGGAACTGAAATCTTTGGTGTTTTTGCGAACCCCATTCTCTGTGCGTCAGTTTCACCAATGTAAAAACGTGCAACATCATTACCAAATCCTAATTGTTTTTCAACTAGAGTATTGTTCTGTGTTGTGTCTAGAGCGTAGTACGAATCATACATCATACTAGCACCTACCCAATCGATACCTAATGACTCACCCGGCACTGCTGTTGAGATACCTAGTTGTAATTCACCTCTTGAATCCCATCCTGAATCATATGTTTTATCGTTGTAACGTCCTTCTACTTCACCGTTAACGAAGAATCCGTTTGGTAAATTAGGAACCTTATTTTCTAACTTTGAAACACGTTGTTCTAAAGTTAGTTCATCAGCATTAACTTTTGTCGACCATATTAACATTGCAAACGCAATTAACACAGCAAACAATCCAGCCAATGCTAGTTTATTGTGGTTTATTCTCATTTATTATTTTTCCTTTATCGATAAAAATAGGCACATCATGTGCCCATCAATATAATTTATGCACTCTTTTAGTGCATTTAATTAAAAGTGATTACGCAAATTCAAACCAACTAGTGATAATAAATTTGTTATTAGATAAAGGCGGATTGCCTCGATGTGTATGGGTAAACTCACTAGGCCAAACTATTGCTGTTCCTTTTGTAGGTTTAATTCTTAAACTTTGGTAAAGGAACTCTGTTTCGCCTCCGTTCTGTACATCATTTAGATAAACCATGCATACCAATTTGCGATAACAGGTAAGGTTGCTACCACTTTCTAGATGCCAAGTATGATACCCTCCACCTACTTTGGTTTCTTGTATCCTAGTACTCATAATCTTCATAGGTTGTACAGTTTGAAGTATGCTGTATTTGGTCATGTAATCGTTCAAACAAAAATCCATTCCAATAGTGAAACATTGATTGATAAAACTGTTTCTTATACGCACAGAATGATCCCATTCTTCTGTAGGAAGATAACTGTCGTCATCCTGTGAATGTTTGGCATGTTGTTGGAACTGTCTATTAAATGTTAAACCTTGTCCTTTTAGATAATTGAAATGATCAATAGTTTTTTCGCACCATTCATCGTCGAACACTCCTGTGTAGGTTCCAATGAAATCTGTGTATTCACTCTTGAACTCTGGAAACGGGTTTTGAGGTTCTCCCATATTTGCTCCAGTTTGATGCCCAAGTGGTAAGTTGTTATTGTTCTGCATGACTATATTTAATTAGGTATTTTGTTTAGAAAACAAAAAGTGATTAGTTGTCGCCGAAGTAACCCTTAGCCATATTACTAATAGTAGATCCTATCTTATCTAACATACCTGGTTGAGTTGATGCTATTTGATTTGAAGTATCTGGTCTAGGCTTAGGTACAGGTACTGCATCTTTTTTAGCAACTGCTGTTTTGTCTTGTCCTGGAACTGCATTTAGATCTAGTCCACTTGCTTTTTTCCAGTGTTTTGAATTGTGGCGCATAGCAACATCACCGACTGTAACTTCTTTCTTGTCAGGATTGTGTGTTCTATAACTGTTATTTTTCCTCCAAGGAATATCTTTTTCAATAATAAATTTTAAGTAAGCAACACCTGCTTCAGTCATTAGTTCTATGTTACCAATATCTGTGTATGCACCAAAGTTAACCTTTGGCCCTTTGGAAACACTTTTGTAAGTTCTTGGTTCGATTTGAAAAGGTCCAACTCCTACAGGACTCTTTACATTGTCTGCATCATATCCCCAAAGCACACTGTTCCAATAGTTAGGATTTAAACCTTTCGCTGAGTTTTCAATCAACTTTATAGGAGCAACGTAATCTTTGTGTACACCATACTTACCTAATGTACTTGCAATAACACTATCCACTTTGCTGTCAAGTTGTTGTATAGAAACAGGATTAGATATCAATGCTTCACAAAGGTCTATGTGAATAACACCATCAGGTTGTAAGCCATAGTGGTGTTGTAGAACAGCAACACTGCCACGTAATGCTTTACGTCTTGAAATATTATCACCCCAACGATTGATAGTTGCAAATCTAAATCCTGCTAGACCCATTTCATCTTCAACACTGTTGATAAAGTTTAACCTATGCTTTCTATCACCATTGCCCATCATGTCTAGTCGATCGTTATACTTTTTAAGTATGTTGATCACACTCTGCATTTTAGCATGTTTA